TGTGCCGATCAAAACATTTTTATCAGACCCTATGCGCATAGCCTCGGCAAAACTAATTACTCCGTCTGCTGAGCCAGAAGATGCTACTTCCCAGTAATGTGCGCCGCCGGTTTGATAATATCTGGAGGCTCCTTGGGCTGCTATGTACCTGTAATTATTGTCGTAATAGGCGTTACTCAAAATCTGAGTGCTGGTGGAAGTAGTGGCAAAACATCCGATAGCGCCTAACCGTATGCGACCATCGAACACAGTCCACTGATGCGTGTCGGTAGTTCCTACTGCCAGCGTCCCATGCTGGTCTAATCGCATACGCTCCACTGCATGCGTGTAAAACTTCATCGGAGCATTCTGACGCTGAATCAAAGCGACGGACGTATCACCAGCGCCACCAGGACTTACTGAGATTGTAAACCCGTCGCCTGAGTTACTACCCGTAACGGCGCTGGTTAAGTGGATGTTTGAGTCTGTGTTGCTAGTGGGTTGATGAACGTGCAGAGGGCCTCTTGACGGGCTGCTAGTCCCGATACCCGTATTCCCAAGAATAAACGCTTCACCGTCATCTCTGATGGCGAATACTCCAGCACCGCTGGAGTTCTCTGCAAAAATTGCATTAGTAGAATTAGACGTACCTGCGCCTTTGACATGTAATCTGCCAGTGGTAGGAGCAGCAGCGATGCCCACGTTGTCGCTGAATGTGGCACCCTTAAACGAGATATCGCCATCGCCTTCAATTTTTCCGATAAGACCGTTGCCATCACTTCTAAGCTGCAAGAAATCAATAGAGTCAGCGCCAGTTGAGTCTTTCCTCAATGTTAAGCTGGCATTGGTGGTGCTTGCGCTTTTTATGTATGCGTAGTCTTGCCCGATCTGACTGCCACCAGCCATTATGTATTTGTCGGCAGTCACGTTGCCGCTGAATGTGGCTCCGGTGCTATTGATGCTTAAACGCTGTGTGCCTGTTCGCGTTGTTGTATTTGCTGCTGTATTAAATGTTATTTCAGTAGCGGCGTTGTAGGCTGAACCCCCGCCACCGATGTCTATCCTATTCCCTGATGAATTTGCAAAGCTTTGCATCATCAAGAAACCTTCTGTCTCTGTCCCAGAGTCATACTGGCGAGATAAAAAGGTCGCTATTTTATTCGTGTCATCCGTGTTGTTGTCAGCGGATATAAAACTATTGGAAGTCACGCTGCTGGTAGCAGTCAAAGTACTAAACCGACCCGTGCCAGCAGTAGTGGCACCGATGTTTACGTTATTGATCGATCCGCCACTAACAGTGATGTTGTTGGATACGAATGTGTTGAGGGTGGCTGTGCCGCTTGCGGAAAGAGTAGTTGCCGCAACGGACGTACCGCTGATCGCGCCACCAGTGATGGCTACGGCTGCGCCGCTCTGTCCAGTGAAGTTACCGAAGACTTCTATATCTATGATGTCAGCGGTAGTTGCGCCAACAGTCAATGTAACCGTGTTGTTGGCTGAAGAAACGCTGTAGTCCGTGCCTTGCACGAGACGCACACCGTTCATGTAAACAGAAACCAAGGCAGCTTGGTTTATGATCAGTGTATTGGATGCATTATCCGCCCCACTGAAGACAGTCTGACCAGCAGTCGGGGTGTACTGAAAATTAGTCTTCACCCCTTCTACTGTTGCGGCATCGATCACATCTGTGAGTAATGCTGCTGTCATCCGAAGTTCGACAATATCCCCTGCCGCAAAAGATGCAGCCGAGGTATTGTCTTGTGCTCTTACGATTGTGAAAGTATTACTAGACAACGCCGTAGCCTTAACCACTTCTCGGGTCGAACTGGTCGCCCTTTGAAGAGTTAAGTAGCAGTAGTCATCAGCGCCTGACAATGAGGGGAACGAGGAAGCAGACGCAACCGTCAAAGACGTTGCTGAAGCATTAATACCTGTGCCTACTGTCGTACTGGCGTTGTTTGTAAACTTAACAGTCATCGTAAATTCCTATTGCTTGGCTTTGCCTATGTTTATTGCAACAGCCTCAATAACCGGATAGACCCATTTCGACAGAAACAAATCGTCCTGCGGTGTTGGCGTAGCAGCGCATATCACAGACGCCGCTGTGACAACCGCTGTGATGCAGTTAAAAATAGTTAAAATATCCATAAGGATACTCCTCTAAGTTGTTGATTAACTTGCAGTTATTGTCCACGTAATACTCATCGAATCTGAGGGTTGCTTATTCACCACAGCGAAGACGGTCCTGCATAACATCACGCCAGAAGAACTCGCGTTGAATATCCCAGCTTCTGTGATAGCCGCAGCAGAGCTAGGCTCACCAGCCGCGAAAGTAGCAATGTAAGTTACGTCGTTTGCATTCGAGCCTGATCCAACAGCGCTGCTTGTCAGGGGTTGAATTTCGACTTGACTACCAAGCGCACTATCCCCAGCAGCAGCGGCAGTGGTTCCCGTGCCGATTGCCATGTGAGACATCACACCTGGGGTGGTTCCTATCATGCGGGACGCAACAAAGTTCTTGCCGGTTGTGACAACTAAGTTGTCTACTTCTTGAACGACTTCGTCGTTGAGGGCGATGGTCAATCGACCTTTCATCGCCATTTCGCTATCAAATTTCATAATCTTGCTTCCTATTGATTAAATGGAGAGAAGTTAAGTGGTGCGGCATTCATTGCCGCGTTGCTAAACAATGCGAAACTGAAGTTCTCAGTCATCGACACTGAATCTGAAAGTCCTTTGCCGAACTCGATGTCTTCATCGTCAGCAAAAGAGAATGTGTCTGTTGCGGCTTTACTAAAGCCAAACGCTTGGCTATCAGCGAAGCTGAATACATTTGTCTTCGCGTTGCCGTGGTCTTTGATCAAAGCATTTACGGTTGCGGCATCGTCCATAGAGAACGCATCAGTAAATGTTCTGCTGTAAGTAACTGTTCTAGCTAAAGACTCAGACAGTGATAGTGAGTCTGTGGCAGCTTTACCAAACGACTGAGCTGGAGCATCCGCTAAGGAGTAGCTGTCGGTCTTGCCTAATGACGTTGAGGCGGCGTGTGCCTCACTCATTGTCTGAGTGTCGGACAAGCCCTTAGCAATAGCATGACTGTCTACCGCATCACTCAATCCCTGAGAATCGCTGAACCCTCTGCTGTATGTAACGGCTCGACTTAAAGACTCAAAAACGCTGAATGAGTCAGTAGCCGCTTTTGATAGAGACACCGCGTGGTCTTCTGTTGGAGAGACGCTGTCAGTGAACTGTCGGTTGTAAACAACGGTCCGACCAAACTGATCGCCCATCGAGAATATGTTTTGCTTGAGGGTGCCGGTGCTTTTCTGGAGAGCATCTACCGTAGCCGCATCGTCCAGCACAAAGGCATCGGTAAACGTGCGCGAGTACTGAACAGCCCTAGACAGAGATTCCGTCATGGCTTGGGTGTCAGTTAGTCCTTTCCCGACTCCAAAAGAATCAACGGCGTCAGCGAATGTAAATGAGTCCGCTAAGCCCTTGCCTACCCCAAGCGCTTGAACATCAGCAAAACCAAACACGTTGACTTTCGCGTTCGCCATGTCCTTCACAACCGCGTCAACAGCGGTGAAGTCATCTAAAGCAAAAGCATCGGTAAACGTGCGACTGAACTGGGTAACTACACTCGGAGTGTCTCCGAGAGAGAATGCGTCCGACGTATTCTTGCCAAAAAGATTTTGGGGAGAGTCTGAGAGAACCAACGTATCTGTGTCAGCCAGCTTGCTGAATGCAGACGTATACAGATCCGTCATAGTGGCTTCGTGACCACTACGGAAATACCTGTTCATCGTGTCGGGATCTAGGACAGCCTCCGCCGTGAGCAATCTATTCGACAGCTCAGACTTTAGATCTCTCCTCGCTAATATAGATTTGAGATCCCGATAGTTAATGACCAGCTTTGGCATTAGTCGAAATCGTCCCGAATCTTAAACTTAACGAGGTCGTAAACAGTTTGTTTACCGCCACCAGAGAACGTGATTTCGATCTCGCCCTCATACTGACCGGCGGCTGAAAATGTTGTGGTAGAGAAATCTGTCGCACACACGCCGTTCGTGCCATCAGTGACTGAGCAGGTTCGGGTGTCCGCAAGGGTTGTTTCGCCCAACTGCCTGATGCGCAAACGTACAGTGGCGCCAGTAATGTCAATCGGCGCCCAAGTGTCACTGTTATCCTCATCGAGAACAGCGCCTGATGCCGCAGTGTTTTTATCTTTTAGGCGCAATGTCAGCTCTGGAAGCGTGTCGCCTACCACTAGATTTAGAGTGTCTGAATACGCCATTAGATGAACTGCCTATATCTAACTTTTAGAGAACCCCCGGAGAATCCGTATTTGACTTGTCGCAATGCCCTACCTACTTCTCGCTCGAACAGCATCTTGTTGTTAGCTGCTGCGCCGGGGTTGCTGAACGCTTGTCCGGGCATCATTTGCAGTCGATATATAGCGCCTTGAACGATTGCTTCACGGTTTTCTCGACCAATCGTGTCGGGGATGCTTGAGGACGTAGGAGACGGCTTCAGAGAATAAAGAACGCGCAGGGTGTCGGTTGTGTCTGGGATAGGCGCAACGAAAAACGCAGCGTTGTCTCTTTGACTGTAGACAGACGGAACACCTCGAGTGTTCCCGTCGCCGACCATCTCCAACAATTTAGGGAAGCTAACCGGAGAAAGCTTTGTCTTGTCTGCGAATACGTCAGTGATGTAGTTCAGCTCAGTCCCGCTAGGGATAGATACTTCATACTCATTGATACCCTTGATCACAGACACTTCTTCCGGCTCGGGGATGTAAACCCCCGTCCGCTTGCAGAAGTCGATAGCTGAATCCCGCACCGCTCGCTCGATGATGAAATCCGGAGCGCCGTGGCATTCGGGTCTTACGAGTTGTGCGAAATCTACGAACTTCATTAGCCGCGACCCATGTTGGCGTCAGGGGTGCCAGGTACTGGTGTTGTAGCTGCGTCCGCTTGGGTCTTTACGCCTAGTGCATTAGAGAAGCCTTGATAATGCATCATGGCTCGCTGGGCATTACCTGCGAACTCGCTGTCCTTCTGGTATGCGCGATACAGAACGTAGTCCAAGATGCAGTTGCTATAGACATCGTCTACGCCAATAACCTGAGTATCGGTGCTGAAGTTGCTAATCGTTACCGCGCTAGGCACAGAGCTATAGATAATTTCTAACGTGAAAGAGTTGGTTGCTTTCGGGTAGACGTAGAAATGTTTGGGATCCGCCGGATCAAAAATAAAATGCTCGATCTTGCGAGTAGCGTCCGCAGTGGTCTCGTGCCAGTTGGGTAACGTTTCATCGAGGATTTTTCGGTCCACTTGGGTGATCGCTCGACCACTTACGTTACGCACAACATCAACCAGCCGAAGACCAGCGGTAGGAATTGTTTGCTTGCTCCCGGCAGCGCATGTGAACGTTGCATCGTTCGTCATGTTTGCATCGGGTCTGTGCAGTACTACCTCTTTCTGGGCGTCGTTAAAAAACTTGAGCAGCTCAGCATTAGGGAATCTAACGTTAGTACTGTCTTGTAAGATAATTGATGCGCGATCAATTATGTCTACGACTTTAGTTGTCGCCATCATCTGTCTCCCATTCAATGACTTGGAGGTCTGGATTGCCGGCAAACAATTCGTTGTACTCGAACACGTTTCCGGTGATTACGTTCTTTACCGTCTTAGGAACAGGAGCCTTCCTTTCGGGCTGGGGGTTATTCTTAGCTTCCTGCAACCTGCTCACTTGATCTTGGAGCTGGTCCAAAGACAGACGCCGGTCAAGCTTCACGTTGTGTTGCTCGAGTGCTTCCTGATAAAGGTCATCTTTCTTGGTTGCAGTCATAGTTAATTCACCATGTAGTTCGTTGCTAATGCGACTAAACCGGCAAATACAATCCAGCCGGCTCGCTCATAAAGTTTTGTTGAAGCGCTGCCCTGTTGAACAACTGTCTCTAGTTCGCGCTTTTGCTCTTCTAACCAATCCAACCGTTTCTCGTGGCGATCAAGGCGTTTGTGTATTGATACGACCCGTTCATCCACGCGAGCGATCTGTCCAACCAGTTCGCTGAGTTGATCCAGTTTGCTTTCTATCCGCTGAAGTCTTACCTCGCTGTCCATAAGAACGAGGGGAGAGCCGAAGCCCTCCCCTCTACCTATTTCTAGGTCCACTTGCCGACTACGAGAGCGTCAGGCGTTACGACTTTGGAGCCGTAAACTTTCAATCCACGAACCTGGTCCCCGAAGGTAGATTCCATTCGGTTGGTTTCAGTGTTTGTGAATTGAGAAGCGAAGCTGATCGCTTTCGGGTGACCCGCGAGAACGTGGGTGTAACCACTGTCATTGCCTGATCCTGGGGTATACAGCATGTTGCTTTGGTAAACCGTGAAACGGTCAACCATGCCAACTTTGCCGTTACGCAAAGGAGAGGTGTCATCGCCAGTCAAGTATGCCTGACGTAGTTCAGACTGCTTGAGCAAAGAAATGAACTCAGGAGAAAGAACGATGAATCGACCTTCTTCTGGAATGTTCAAGTTGTCTAACGCAGTAGACATGCTCAGGATGCTGGTCAGTACGTTACTAGCTGAGATAGTAGCTTGCGCTTGAACAGTGGTAGCGCCAGTTACAACGTTAGCTAAAACGTCAGTCTCTACAGCTACTCGCATACCTTCAGCAGCATCTTCAGACGCCTTAGTGACGTAATCCAAATCAGACTGCGCCTGTAGGATATCGTCGCCTAAGAACGAGAAGTACTTAGCCTTATCGATGAGCAGCTCAACCTTGCCGGTTGTCAGCTCTTGAGTAGTGATCGTGCCGCTGTAGTCGTTGATTGTCACAGACGGTACTGTGCGAATTACGACCTTGTCGCCTTGACCAGAGATTTCGCCTTCGTAATCGGTGTTACTAATGGCAGGTAGTACAGACGTTTTGTAAAACTTCGCCTGCATTAATTTACTGAACACTTCTGGTATGAAGTTCACCTCAGAAGTGGCGCCAGTACTAAATTGTGAAAAAGCCATATTGGTTCCTTTTTAGCAAGAGTAAAAATTAGCCCCGGATTTGGTTTTGGGCATATGCCTCCATGATCTCGGCTTGATGCTTCTCGAATTCACGATTAGGCATCCGCTTGATCTCTTCGACTGTCCAAGTTTTCTTTCCGGATTTTGTGTTGGTCTTTCGAGCTGACGGCAATTTAGGTTCTGCAACCCGTCGCGCCTTCTCTAAAACCTTCTCTTGCGGCGTTGGTCCGCCTACACCCAAATCAGTTTTGAACTTACTCAGAACTGTAATGGCGTCGTTAGAGCTGCCCTCGTTAACCCATCTTTGGACGGTTTGAGTTTGGTCTTCTAACCAATCGTTCCACTCTTCCGTTGATATAAGATCATCAACATCTGGGTGGATCTCTCGGATACGAGACCAGTGTTCCTCGATCTCGAGGTTCTGCGCTCTCTCGAACTCCATACGTCTCTGTTCAGCTAAAGCTTCACGAGTTTGTTGGACCTCAGTTTTCTGCTTTTCCAAGGCGTCGAGCAAAGGACCGGCAAGATCAGGGTAGTTTTCTCTGACCTCATCCAATCTGCTGTCTGTCTCTTCCTGAGCAGCTAACTGCTGACGTAGCTCATCATTGACCCGCTGCATTTCCTCAAGATGTTTCCTGAGCGCAGAGGTTTCCTGCAAAGCCTTTGTCATTTTCGCCTGAGCATTCTTCACGCGCTTTTCTGCCTTTTCGGCAGCATCGTCCATCTGAGGTTCGCCGCGATCCTCTTCTGGCTCTTGAGCCTCTGCTACGATTTCTTCAGCCGTGTCCACAGACTCCGTGGGGGCTTCTTCGAGCTGCTCTTCTGGCTCCTCGGAGGTGTCCTCTACAAGACCGTCATCTTGTTCGGTTTCCAAGTTCGCTTTCGTCGCTTGCTCCAACAGTTCTCGTGCTTCGCGTTCTAGTTGCTCTGGATCATTTCTCATCAATCATTCCTCGGGTCCACTAATGTGGAGAGTCCTTAAATTTCGTAACCGGGAGTACTCGATGGTGTCCGGGTACGGTTCAAGACAGCTTTCGCCGTCTCTTCCAAACCAAGCATGAATCTGATCTCACCGACCTTTCCTTGCTTGGCTCGAAAATGCTTTTCGTCCAACGTTTCTAAATCACGATGGGCTTCGGATAATCTGTTCTCACATAACTGCATTAAGTCCTCCCATTCCGGCATCGCCGTCAGGCGCAATATCGCCCTGGCTTGCTGCGAGGAGCATTTGCTGCTGCTGTTGAGCTGCTTGGATTTCCGCATTGATTTCTTCCTCCGACTTCATGAACGCCTCTGGATCGATGTCCATCGACTCCGCAATTTGTTTCAGCAATTGCGGTCTGTTCACGAGCATTTGGTCTTCCGGGCTTCCCAGTAGGGACATGAACTGGAGCAGTCGTTGTGACTGAACTTCTTTTTGGATAAGCGCAGTAGAGCCGCGAGCAATCACTTTCAGATCGCCTTTGGCTTTTTCGTTGGTCCCGTACTGCATGTTGAAGTGGAACAACGACTCGATCATTGGTCTGACCAAGAAGTCATCGAGGTTCTTAATCGTACTTTTAAGTGCGACGTTAGCCGCACCCATCAGCATGCTTATCCCGGTAGCCGTCTTGTTGAGAGACTTGGTTTGCTCTCCGTGGGTGTATGACGGCAGTGAGGTTGTTTCGTCAGCAAAGCGACGGAAGATGTCGATAATAGATGTAAGACCGTTAGCGTTTGCTATCGGCTGGAAGAACCTAACCGCTGGCATGGCGCCGTCGCCACCCTCGCGCAGAAAGACTCTCCACGGATGTATGTCTGTTGGATCCTCACCCGCAGCCAACAAGTCAGAGTTAACCTCGAGCATAGGTCCGGAAGACAACGCCATGTTGTCTAGATAGATGCGGGTCGCAGCATTCATTGTGCTTTGGCTGTCACGCATCATGCGAGGAACGCCTGTACCCCAGAACTGGTGGGGTGAGCGCTCATACGGAAAAATTTGGTAGGGAATCTTGTAACCCATCACTGGGTTAAGCTGGATCTTGATTACCTTGCCGGCTAACAGCCAGACATTACTGTCGAACTGATCAGTAACATCAACATCGTCACCAAGCTCAACACCATGATCTTGTAAGTCTTGCCCATCAATACAGCCCCAATACTCTAATACTTCGTATCTGCGAGACTCTCCTTGATCGTTGATGCCAGATATTTCCCGGCGCGTTCTTTCGTGAGTCTCCTCGGTGTGGTCTCCCTTCCTTTGTGTCTTAACGACATGTTCGATTTCTTCAGCGTCAAACCCCGGCAGTTCTTTTAGATCGCGGAGTTGTTGCTTAGTTAAGATGTGCCGGCGAAACAATCCGTCACAGTCTTTGAGATTCGTACAATACGGATCCGGGTATAGATCAAAGATTGATACCGCTTCGATATCGGGTATCACCTTCTCAATCATCGCAAGCGCATAGCCAGAGTTGCCTTGCTCATCCATCACACGGCTGTAGGACTGAGTCCGATCTATGGAGACCGTGCCGCTTTTCACAGCACCGCTTCCGAAGATACATGCCTCCATGATGGCGGATTTAATCTTTTGATCAGCGTTCGACTCGACAAGCTGGTCGAGGATATCCACCGTCATTTCTTTAGCTGCCTCGTCAGCAATCTCTTTCTCTGCCTCGAGGAACATAGGCTCCAGCTCTGCCATGCGAGCCTGTACGAGATCGTTCATCCCGTCTGAGCTCATGAGTCCGGCTGCTGCTGCAACTTCTTCAGATGCTTGCTGACGCATCTCCATCATCTTCAACGGATCGAGAGATGGTCGCGGTGTAGGCTTGATCCCGAAGTAGGTATCGGATGCTTGAAACATCAGGTCTACGATTCGGCTGTATGCCGCCATAACCTTTGTTCGGGTGAGACCTACGAAAACTTTTGATCGGGCGCCTTGGCTATCTAGGCGAGCAAGAACGTCAGGCTCGTACTGACCGTTGTATTGGCGCAGGTCAACCAGCCACTCATCTTCGATATCACGACGAGCGTCTTTGTATTCGCGGTACAGTTCTTTTAGGCGAGCGCCGAGGTTCTGTAGCTCGATGTCCTGAGCTTCCCCTTCGGTTTCGCTGTCGATGAATTCTTCCATCAATACCCTACTGCCGGATCAAAAGCTTGGAACCTCTTAGCTACCGTCCTTTCGCGGGGGCGTGGGAGGCTCTGTAATCCGTGTAGTGCAATGGCATAAGCCATCAGCCGGTCATCGTAACAACCGCGTTGGGCGTTCGTTCCGCCCTTATCATCGATCACATACGTTCGGCATTCCGACACGAGTTCCATGTCAGCGATGCCCGACTCGTTCTGGCGCAGCAATGCAGCCAGATTATCGATGATGAGAGGCTTGGTTTTACTTGTCGTTAAAAACCCGCCTCTTCTCGTTAATCGATCACCGTAGGCGTTATCTACGGAAGATTCAATAAACAGATTTGGATATTGTAGCTCTTGAAGGCGTCTGAGGGTAGTGAGACCGTGGTTATTTCTTTCAACGATAAGATAAGCTGTATTCCAGCGTTGAGCCAACGTTAACAGCAAATCTGCGTACTGATAGGGGTCTATATGCCCATGCCAGCATGCGACTTGCCGTCCCATCGAATCGAGAACCTGGGCACATGAATAGTCCCCATGCCCCAGCCCTTCTGCGACATCCACCCCGATTACATAGGATTCATCCCGCGGCTTGTCCCATTCTCTATAGGGACCGCCCTCTCGTTCGATCAGCTCGGAGTTTTTATATTCGCCGCAGAAATCAGAGGTATAGCAGTTCTCTTCAGCCTTGCGTAGGCAAGCGTCCTCAACAAAACAGCGACCAGAGGTAAGAAATGCTTCCAGCGGCGTAGATGGATATTCTTGGCGGAACAAGTCCGTGGAACCCAACTCGTCCAACTTAGACCGCCGGAAGCACAACTGAGCATCATCCAAATTGTACCTGCGCGCAAGCTCTTCCTCCTCGGGGCTGCGCTTAAAGTATGGATCCGGCTTTCGTCGGTACTCCGGCATCCAATACCAAGGGACAAAGCAGACAATCCAATCGCTCTCGCCCCGCAAGGACTTCATGCATTGTTCGTAGAACCAGCCGCCAGCTCCGTTAGCCGTAGACTCGAGAATCACTTCTGAGCCTACGTTACCAACGGTTTGCAGCAAGCCGGCAACAATGTCCGAACCTGCGGGGTAGAACGCTACCTCTGAGCCGTGGACGAATCGGTTTGTTTGTCCGCGTCCTGTTTGAGTACTTCTTGCCGTCCCGACACGATATCGGGAGTTAAGCCCGTCAAACACGAGCGTCTGCGCGCTCTGCGAAGCAAGAGGCGGCTTGAAGGCAGGATGAGGTACGTTATCGTAGA